TATAAAAAATATATTCAATATAAAAAATTTCATGAAAAAGATTATGAAGAAGAAAGTGAAATATTTGAAAAAGAAGATTATATAGATTGGAAATACTTTATTTATTATTACAAAGACAAACCAGTTGCATTTACAGAATTAAAAGTATTTGGTAGTAAACACGTTCTAACAGGCCAGTTTGCGTGGGATTATCAAAATCCAAAATTAGGAATGGGAACATATGCGACTTTACACGAAATAGACTGGTCTATAAAAAATAAATGTAAGAAATATTATTTGTCTTACGGATATGAAAAGACTAGCGTATACAAATCTAGATTTGATGGTTTTGAATTTTGGAATGGTAGAGGGTGGTTAAAAGATAAAAGTTTATATAAAAAATTATGTGAACATGATACAGATATTACAACACTATCAGAATTAAATACATACCAAAGAAAATATTTTACGATTAAATGAGAAGAAAACAAACTGTAGTTACTAATATTATATCACTGCCAAAGAGAACAACAATAGGTAGGGGTAAAATAGGATTTAGTACAATGAATAAACACAAAAGACGTTCTTATAAAAAATACAGAGGACAAGGAAAGTAATGCCACTATATTCTTTTAAAAATAAAAAAACAGGAAAGATATGGGATGAGATACTATCTTTTAAAGAAAGAGAAAATTTACTAAAAGATAAAAACATAGAACAAGTTATTACTGCTCCTATGTTAGCTTTTATTGAAAGAGTAGAACATAAAGGTCGAGATCAAATGATAGATTCTGCTCGTAATAAAATGAAAGAAAGACAGATAGAAGAACAGGTAGGTATTAGAAAATCTCCTGATTGGTTAATGGAAAGAACAGAGAAACATTTACAAAAGGTAAAGAATGTTAGTTCCTAGTGATAATAAATCAGTAGAGTTAACTGATAAACAAAAAGATTTTTTAGATGCTTTGTTTGGTGAAGCAAATGGAGATCCAAAAATAGCAGGAGAGATTGCAGGATATTCTCATTATACTGTTCCATTAAAAGCATTAAAAGAAGAAATAATAGATAGAGCAGAACAAGTTTTAGCAGCCTTTGCACCTAGAGCAAGTATGCAAGTTATTAATACTATGGGTATAGAAGAGAGTACAACTCCTGGTGCTAATGTAAGACTAGAAGCAGCAAAGCAAGTATTAGATAGAATAGGATTAGTTAAAAAGGAAAAGATAGATGTTAACGCAAAAGTCGCCCACGGAATCTTCATCCTCCCCCCTAAGAATAACTAGAAGAAGAGTATCTAGACTTATTCCTTTTGGTTACGAGGTATCAGAAGAAAACGAAAAACTATTAATAGAAGTTCCTGAAGAAATGGAATTAATTAATAAAGCAAAAAAGTTTATTGAAAATAATTGTAGTTACAGAGAAACTGCAGAATGGGTATCACATCATTCAGGTAAAAAAATTACAGGAATGGGATTAAGAGAAGTATTAAAAAGGAAAATTAATAAAGGGTGGTAGCAGAACCTAAACCTAAAAATACTGGTAGAAGAAGAGTTGGTGATTTAAATAAAACACTAACTGTAAAAGAAAAGAAAGCTAAAAAATCTGCACAAGAAAAATTAGCAGATAAGAAAAAAGAATTAGTAAAAGCACAAAAAAATTATTGGGCTACTAAAAATAGTTTAAAAGAAATAGATAAAGTTTTTACTGGAGAGAAGAATCTTATTGAAGAAGATAAGATAGAAGAGACAACTCCTAGTATTAGAAATGCTATTAAAGAAAAAGAAGTTATCTTTGAACCTAATGAAGGACCTCAAACAGAATTTTTAGCATCATCAGAGAGAGAAGTTTTTTATGGTGGAGCAAGAGGTGGTGGTAAATCTTATGCCATGCTTGTTGACCCACTTAGATATTGTGATAAACAAAAACACAGAGCATTATTAATTAGACGTACAATGCCTGAGTTGAGAGATTTAATTAATCATTCACAGCAGCTTTATTCAAAAGCATATCCCGGTGCTAAATGGAGAGAGCAAGAAAAAGAATGGAAGTTTCCTTCAGGTGCTAGAATAGAATTTGGTTACGCAGAAAATTTAACAGATGTTTTAAGATACCAAGGACAATCTTATACATGGATTGGTATTGATGAATTACCACAATATCCAACACAAGACATCTATAACTTCTTACGTTCATCACTTAGAAGTGTAGATCCAGAGATTCCAGTGTTTATGAGAGCAACAGGCAATCCAGGTAATGTTGGATCACAGTGGGTAAAAGAAATGTTTGTTGACCCCTCTACACCTAATACTAAATTTGATATTGACATTCAGACACCTAATGGTATAAAAAAAATATCAAGAAGATTTATTCCTGCTAAGTTGCAAGATAATCCCTATTTGATGCAAACAGATGATTACTATGCAATGTTAGCTTCACTACCAGAAGTACAAAGAAAACAATTTCTAGATGGAAACTGGGAAGCATTTGAAGATTCATCTTTTCCAGAGTTTAATAAAGAACTACATGTGGTAAAGGCTTTTGACATACCTAGAAACTGGATGAAGTTTAGAGCAGCAGACTGGGGATATAGTTCACCTGCTTGTTGTTTGTGGTTAGCAATAGACTTTGATAATAATATTTTTGTTTACAGAGAACTTTATACAAAAAAATTAACTGCAGATATATTTGCTCAAAAAGTAATCGAATTAGAAGATGGTGAGTATATTAGATATGGTGTACTTGATAGTTCTACATGGGCTAGACGTGGAGACATAGGTCCTAGTATTGCAGAAACTATGATACAAGAAGGATGTAGATGGAGACCATCAGATAGAAGTCCTAGAAGTAGAATAGCAGGTAAATTAGAAATACATAAAAGATTAAAATTAAATGAAGATACGGGATATCCTACATTATTTGTTTTTGATAATTGTGTTAACTTAATTAGAACACTTCCTATGTTACCAACAGATAAAAATAATCCTGAAGATGTAGATACACATGCAGAAGACCATGCTTATGATGCACTTAGATATGGATGTATGAGTAGACCTGTTCATCCTATATCACAAAAGTTTCATGACTTTGGTGTAGGTCAAACTAAAGATATAATATCAGATAAAGTATTTGGTTATTAATGAAAAAAAATATAAAAGTAGGATATAGAGATTATAATATAAAAGTTTTAGATTCTGTCATGGCAAGAGTAAATGAATTGCATGGACAGTTTTTAACTAGTGAAGGAGTGATAGCTTTATCCTCCGCAGAAGATTCTGTTTCTCATGGCAACACTTTTATTCATGAAATATTACATGCAATAATATATCAGTGGGGCATAGACTTAGATGAGAAAGAAGAAGAAAAAATTTGCAACATTCTTGCAAATGGACTAACAACTGTAATAGTGGATAACCCTTGGTTACTTCCCTATTTACAAAAACATATAGGAGACAAACATGGCAATAATGTATAAATACAAACAAGGTGAACTTCCTGAAAACATGTATGGTAACGAAACCAAAAAGCAAGGTGACGCAAAAACCAACGTTGTTAAAGGTGGTGCTGCACTTCCTGCAGATTATGCAGAGGGTGGAGTAAATAAAGAGTTCCCTAAAGAAAATAAAAACATGGTAGATGGTAAAGTATTTACCCTAGCAGACGAAAGAGATTACTAAGAGAGCTATAAATGCCACATTCTAATACGAGTGGCTTGACATCTGAATCAGATGAAGTTAATTCTTTATCGGAGGAGAAAGATGAATCCTATAGTAATTTAGGGTATCTTGTTGAATCTAGACTAAAGGAATCAGAACAAGCACGTCTTTATGACGAAAAAAGATGGTTAAGAGCATACAGAAACTATAGAGGTATTTATAGTTCTGATATGGCTTTTCGTGATTCTGAGAAGTCTAAAGTTTTTGTTAAAGTAACAAAGACAAAAGTTCTTGCTGCATACGGACAATTAATAGAAGTTTTATTCTCTCAAGGGAGGTTTCCCATAAGTGTATTACCTACAACTGATCCAACAGGTGTAGAACAATATGCACACATAAAACCTAATAACATGAAGAATCCTCGTATGGAGGATATTTATGGTTTTGAAGGTGATGGTAGAGAAATGGAACCAGGTGCTACTGCTGATAGTATTCTAAATGGTTTAGCAGAAAAATATGCAAAGGCAGGTTTTGAAAAAGGTGCTGCACCTGATTTAAAAACTATGCCTCAAATAGAACCTGCTGAAGAAGCTGCACGTAATATGCAAAAGCTAATTCATGACCAGTTAGAAGAAACTCATGCTATATCTGTATTGCGACATGTTTTATTTGAAATGTGTTTACTTGGAACAGGTGTTTTAAAAGGTCCATTTAATTACGAACAATCTATTCACAAGTGGGCGTTAAATGATGCAGGTGAAAGAGAGTATACTCCTAGTACAAAATTAGTTCCAAGAGTAGAGGCAGTTAGTTGTTGGGATCTATATCCTGATCCAGACGCTATAAATATAGAAGATGCAGATTATGTAATTCAAAGACATATCTACAATAGAGGTCAATTAAGAGATTTAATGAATAGACCTTTTTTTAGAAAGTCTGCTATCCAAGAAGTATTAGCAGGTGGACCAAACTACGAAACAAGAAGTTATGAAACTGCATTATTTGATAGAGAGAATCAAGAAGAATATAATAGAAATAGATTTGAAGTATTAGAATACTGGGGTACTATGGATAAGTATCTAGTAGAAGAAGCAGGTATAGAAATGCCTGATGATATTTCAGATGAGTTAGATGAAGTACAAATAAATGCTTGGATATCTAACGGACAAATATTAAGATTAGTTTTAAATCCATTTACACCTGCAAGAAATCCTTTTATGGTGTGTCCTTATGAAATAAATCCATATCAGTTTTTTGGTGTAGGTATTCCAGAAAATATGGATGACTCACAAACTATTATGAATGGTCATGCAAGAATGGCTATTGATAATTTAGCATTAGCAGGTAATTTAGTTTTTGATGTAGATGAAACTATGTTAGTACCAGGACAAGACATGACAATATTTCCTGGTAAAATATTTAGAAGACAAAGTGGACAGACAGGCCAAGCACTACACGGATTAAGATTTCCAAATACTGCACCAGAGAACATGCAGATATTTGATAAATTTAGACAACTAGCAGACGAATCTACAGGTATACCATCCTATTCACATGGAACTACAGGTGTTATGTCTACAACTAGAACAGCATCAGGTATGTCAATGTTGATGGGTGCTGCTGCATTAAATATTAAAACAGTTGTTAAAAATATAGATGATTATTTATTAAGACCATTAGGAGAAACACTATTTCAATGGAACATGCAATTTAATAAAGATGTTCCAGATATACAAGGTGATTTAGATGTTAAAGCACAAGGTACAAGTTCTCTAATGCAAAAAGAAGTTAGATCACAAAGATTGATGACATTTATGCAAGTTGCATCAAATCAGTTCTTAGCACCTTTTGTAAAATGGCATAGTATTATTAGAGAGATTGCAAAGTCAATGGATATTGATCCTGACCAATTAGTTAATGATCCTGAGAAAGCAGCAATCTTTGCAAAGATGATAGGAGAAATGAATGCAAATCAACAAGCTGAAGGCAATAACCAACAACAAGGCGGCATGGGAACTACTGGAGGAGTACCTGCAGGAGCAGCTGTCTCAGACACAC